GATACAGCTGTGTTATCTGGGTAGTCATTTAAAAATAACGTAACTGTAGAATTACCACGTAAAAATTTAAAATCAGGTATAAATCGTTTTACTGACATAAAAAATTCTCCATCACCTCTATAGTCAGCCACACCTGTCATTTGTCCCAGTGGACTTCTTCTAGATGTAATATCCCAGTCTCCAGATTTAATAAAAGCATCAATAGATGTAGTGCCCGAACTATTAACCTGATCGTCTCCTAACTCATGAGCATAATAAATAGAAGATCCATATGTATTAGTTATGCCTGATATCTCAGAAAAAACTGGTGTTGCTGTTGAATTATAATCAGTTGCATAAGGTAAATTATATACCCCTTGGTCTTGATAACTTGATCTATCTAAAGAAGAAGTTGTAAAAACATTTTCTGAGTAATTATACGTTACACATCTGTCAATTTGTGTAGACCCTGATTTAGGGTAGAACCAATTAATTTCTGTAAACAAAGCATTTGGTGAAGAATAAATTATTTCACTTGCATCATAGTTGACACCTAAATTATCTCCATCTGTGCTAAATACAAAGTCTTCAACCAGGCACGGTAATGATTTTACTGTACCATCGAATACAAAAAATCCTCCTTCAGCAGACATCCACCACACAGCTCCGTTTGCATATGACACAGCTTTTGGTCCTATACATCCACAGTTTGTACCAACTTGTCTAACACTAAAAGTAAAGGGTGGACCCACAAATTGAATAACATAAGCAGCCTGATCTGTTATTACAAAGACATAATCTTTACCTTGTATAGCAGCTACAATTTTGTTTCCTGTATCTAATCTAAAAGACCCTGCAGTATTAGTAGCTGTCGGTGAATAAGTATTTAAATCTTCTTGATTAGAAAATCTTACGAACATCGGATCTTGTGTAGTAGAGTCTCCAATGGTTGTTTCAGTTCCAAAATGAAATAAGTGCCTGTCTCGATCAGATACCAAAGTTAATCTTGATTGGCTTGGATTGTTTGTTGTGTTAAAATTAGTTGTAGTTTGAGAAGCTCTGATTGCTCTAGGTACAGCAGCCCCTGCATTCCAAGTAAAAGTTTTACCATTAAATATAGTTGCAACTAACACTTCTCCAAAGTTATCTAGGCTCCAGTTGCCTGGATCCAGAATCACGTCACTTACAGTTCTAGCCGTGCCCCATGTAGAGTCTCCCCATAAATATGTACTCCAACCATAACCAGCTGTTTGAAAAGTAGGTCCTACTTCTTCGTAAGGATTAATACTAGCTGATCCAGAAGCTGATGCGGCTCCACTTGCATTAACTCTCATTTGAATAGTAAAAGTATTTGCATTGGGCACAGTTAATACTTCAAAAGCACCTTCAGTAAAATCTGATGCCACATATCCTGTAGGTGGAGTTACAGATGTAAAGGTTACATATCTTCCTTTGGATAATCCATGCCCTGTTTTGTTAACAGTTACATTATTTTGACTTGAGAAAGTATCAAAGGTAGCTCCAGTAATAGCTGTTGCTAAAGGACTAATGTCAAAAAAAGCTCCTTCGTAATATAGAAATAATCCTTGAGATGTTCCAATGGCTACATATTTCTCACCATTAAAACTAGTAAAAGCATGTTGAGCTCTAGCTGCTCCTGGTAATGTTTCTTGAGCATCTGTAAGCTGCGTCCAACCACCTATTTTTTCAGGCAGTCCATATCTAAATCTTACAAAATCTCCATCTACCCATTGGCCTTCAGCTCCTGAGTCTGTTGCTTGTTTGTTAAAACCGGGTTTAAAATTAAGTTTCTGTAACATAAGCCTAGTATTATATAGGGTTTATATAATTTTAACAGAATTATGTTATGATTTCAACTGGCTTATACTTCATCCCACGCCAGTGTATCAGCGTTCCAAACGTGAGTATCTTCATTAACATTTAAATGAGAAGCGTTTCCGTACCATTTTTGCTCGTCTTCCTTCCATTTAATGTAATAAGGGACTCGAGCAGGTTGTGTGCCGTCAACTTCTCCAGCGTCATTTGTTATATCTTGCCCTGCTAAAGGGTTATCATATTCTGTAATTGATGGATAAGCCACTGGTGCTTTCCAAGTAAAATCTTCATTACTTAAATGCCATGAAGCATAAGGTTGTCCATCTATAAATCTATCAGCAGTTTCTAGATAAACTCCTCCACGACCTGCGCATTGATTTCTAAAACTGTGATTGTATGAATATTGTTTCCATACATTTTGTTCCTCAGAATACATATGTTTGTATAGATTTTTTACATATGTTTCTCCATCTACATGCATATCGTTTTCTCCTAAAGGACCATTTGAAGTTGGTACATCATTAGAAATGACAATACACTCTTGTACTCGCCACTCTAATTCTCCAGTGTGTGGATTAGGTTGTTTCTGTATTCTTGCAAAATGTGCCATAATAGCTCTCCTTATATATTATTAATTAATTGTTGTAAATTATTTTTTTCCTTTAAAATAAACAGGAAGACCCAACATAGGTCTACCATCAAATTTTACAGCATTTTTACTCTTTTTATTATAGTGTAAAAAGACTTGTGCACAGTCGTCCCCCTTAAAAGGTTCTCTCCAATGTTCTAAATCACACCCTCTGTATATCAACATATCCCCCGGATTCAAATCTATTTTAACTCCTTTTTTACCTTCTTTTCCTGTAGGATCTAAATAAATAGGCCATGGTTGACCTCCTAAATTTAAAGTTGTGGATATATCACAGGCCATTCTATCTTTGTGTCTTTTTAAAACATCTCCTTTTTTATATAATCTTGCGTAAGAATAATTAGGATATAATTTCATTTCAGTTTCTTTTTCCATCATAGGTTTAATATCTTGAAGCAAAGTTTCAAATACGATGTCAGAATATATGCTAAATGTTTCGGGCACTTGACCATCACCAAAAGCTCCTAACATTGTTTCACTTGGATTTATATATTTATGATTAAATAATATATAAGTTAAATATCTTCTATTTAAAAAATAATCAAAAAGAAATTTACAAAGTTTTTTATCAATAGCTTTTTTTATTATTTTATATTTATCTTTTTTAAATGACATTAATCCTCCAATTGTTTATTAAAAAAATTTAAATTTATCACCATTCTTTTTTTGGTATTAGTAGAGGTAACACTACAATGAGGTAGTCTACCATCAAATAAAACTAACCTGTTTGCCTTACAATATACACTTTTTTTATTTTTTTTAAAGATAGTCCTTCCATTACTTGAATTGACATAATATATAGCTGACCACCATTTATATTTCCAATCAAAGTCTGTATGATAACCATGAACAACTGGTGTATCTGTTTTTAATAATAAATTAGCTTTTATCCTACAAATAGAAGTCATTTCAAGTTTCACAATTAAAGGTTCAAGTATTTTAAAATGATTTGAATTAACTATTTTATCGTAGAAAAGATGAATAAATTGAAAATGATTTGGATTATCTTCTTTACCATTTACCCAATTGCAATAATACCAAGGAAAATTATCTGCATCAAATACATTATATATTCTTTCAAAATCTTCTTTATCTAAAAAATTATCAATAATTTTAATCATAGGTAATTAAATGAAACGACTATTCTTTGTGAACTTTTATTTAAAGTATTATTAGATCCATGTTGTAACCAAGATGGAAATAATATTAAAGTCTTAGGTTTAGGTGTAAAATAAATCCATTCATAATTATAATTATTACGCACATTTATTGAGGTAAAATTAATCATTGGGTTAGGATTATAAAAAAATAATTTACTACTTTTTGAATCAGTTTTAATAAATAACGCTCCTGAAATTATAGAGCCCGGATGAGTATGTTTATCTAGCCAACTATCTTTTTTTTGTATATTAAACCAAGAATTACCTATTTCATTAGATACTTTAAACCCTGATTGTTTTACATATTCTTTAGTAGCTGCATATACTCTATCTTTTAGAAATGGAATTAATTCTAAAAAATTACTATCATTTTCATGACTTGATTTAGCATTACCGTTGAAAATATCATTTTGACCAAATGTTTCATGATGTTTTAAATGTTTAATATTTTTTTGTATTACATCTTTTATTTTTTTTAATTCATTATCAGTTATAAAATTAGGTGTTTCGCTAATTAATGTGGGGAATACAGAATGGTAAATCATTATTTAAAAGGCTTTCCACATACCCAAGCAACTAAAGAATATCTTGTACCCGATGTTACAGGTAAAACTCTGTGCCACGT